AAAGAGCACAATGGGTAATGGAGTCAAGATATAATTTAATACCTAAATCGTTTTTACACAATGGTTATTTATATATTATCCCCAACAATCCTGCTATGAATTCTTTAAAAGTAGTTTCTATTAGTGGGATATTTGAAAATCCTGAAGATTTGTCTGGGTATTCTACTTGTGAGGATGGGGATGGGGAACCTTGCTTCACTAATGACAGTATCTATCCCATAACTAATTGGATGATAGAGCCTTTAAAAGATTTAATATTTAAAAATAATCTTAGAATTGAATATCAAACTCCATCAGATAATTTAGGTAATGCTAATCATGATATTGAACCAAATATAACTAAATAATGGGGAATATAGCAGCAGATTATACTACAAAAGATTGTTACAAACTCTATAAAAAGAATGTAGACAAAGCATTACAGGTTGATTATTCTTTGTATATGGATATAATAAAAAGTTTTAATAAAAGTCTAAGGGATAAAATCCTATATAATGCTTCAGAAGTAAAACTTCCTTGTAATTTGGGGAGGATGAGGATAAAGAAGTTTAAATTAAAACTTAATAAATGGAATAAATTAAGACCTGATTGGGAAAAGACATTAAAACTTTGGGAGAGGAACCCTGAAGCAAAAGAAGAAAAAAAATTAGTTTTTCACTTAAATGAACATAGGGCAGGTTATGCCTATAGGGTTTATTGGGATAAAAGAAAATGTAAAGTTAAAAATAATAGATTTTATCATTTCACCCCATCTAGAAAATTTGCTAGAACTTTAAGTGGAATATTAAGAGAAAATTTTGAAATAGACTATTATTTATAAATTATGGGACAAGATAGCGAAAGCATTAAAAGTATTAATATGACTGATTCTGATGGAAAAGATGTTAGTTATAGAATAGAAGAAATAGAAAACGGTTATATTATATGTGAAAATAAATCCTGGCAAGAAGGGGAAGAATTTCACTCTGAAAGTAGAAAATATTATTCAAAAGATAATCCTTTTGCAAAAGAGGCAGAAAACATGTATGATATAATGAAATCAGCAATGGGGGAAGAGTAATGGCATTAAACGGAAAATATATATCACTTAAAGCAATTATCTCTGATTTATATGGGGATTTAGCTCTTCAAGAGTCTGATAACTTAGAAGACTTTGTAAGATGGACAGTAGATGCTTTAAATTTAGTAGGGCATCCTCTACAATATAAAAGAAGAGTTACTGGCTTTGGGGATAATGAAAATTTAAAAATAACTGATTATAAAGCCCCCCTCCCTTGTAATTTATACAAAATAGAACAGATTTCTGTAAATGGGCATATTGCAAGATATAGCAGTAATAGTTTTCATCATTTATTAGGGGGGGAATGTTGTGGATTAGATCCTACAGAGGCAAGATTTAGTACAGCTACAAATACACCTGTTTCTGGGGGTTTTTATATTGATGGTTTTGGGAATGAATTTGTTTCCGGCTACTTTAATACTCTTCCTTCTTGTGGGATTACTTATGATGTTAATAATGATTGTTTGACATTATCTGTAAAAGAGGGGGAAGTCTGTATTGCATATTTAGAATTCCCTTTTGATGATGAGGGGTATCCATTGATTCCTGATAATGTTTCTTATCTAGAAGCAGTTAAAAAATATATAACTCTTAAAATGGATTACAGGAACTGGAGAAAAGAACCTTCTTCACAGGGTAAAAGACTCCTGTATGAAGAGTCTAAAACAGAATGGGCTTGGTATGTAGGTCAGGCAGCTAATAAAGCTAAGAGTTTGTCAGTAGATCAAATGGAATCTCTTAAAAACTCTTTACTAAGGACATATAAAAGTTATAACCACCATGCAACAGGATTTAAATATCTAGGTGCTCAACAAAGAAGATCAATTCAGTAATGGGGAATATTTCAGTAAATACTTTTTTAAAAGGGCTTTACAAGGACAGTGCAACAACAATTCAGGCAAGGGATAGTTATTTTGATGCCAGAAATATTAGATTAAATACAGATGCTACTGGACAGTCTATAGGTGGGGTAATTAATGTTGAAGGTAATGATTTATCTTTTACATTTCCTGACCTTTGTAATGTATTTACTTTTGACATTTTAGGAGTATCTCCTTATACAGTAACTTTGACTATAGACGCTGTTAATTATAACTTTAATATTACTTCTATTGACCAAGAAGACCAAACACAAGAAATTGTAAACTTAATAAATGCAGATGCTGGATTAACTGCTATAGGGGTAGTTGCTTCTGTCTATGATTGTAATACAGTTTATATTACAAAGAATATTCCAGGAACTACACTTACACTTACATCTGTATCTCCAGAGATTAGTAATATAACTACAATTATTGCCCCCCTTACTTCTTTTATGGTTTTGGGGAGTGCTAATATTAGGGATGATATTTATATTATGACCACATCTACTGAAGGATTACCTGGAGGTGATGGGCAAATTTGGAAATTACAGTATGATGTAATTACTAAAGTTCCTACTTTAACTATATTGTATAATAGTCTTTTAAATTTCACTACTGCACACCCTATACAAATGATAGGGAGATATGAGAATGATTGTACTCAAAGACTTTATTGGACTGATAATTACAATCCTTTAAGGACAATAAATGTAGCTGATGATAATACTTTTGCAATTCCTTTAGATTTAATAGATTTAGTTCCTACAGTAGACCATAGTGCTATTCAGATAACAGATGTATTATCGGGAGGAAATCTTTTAACCGGGGTATACCAAATATTATACAGACAAAAGAATGTTTCTGGGGGGGAAACCTCTTTTTCTATCCCTTCTACTTTAGTTAATATAGTTAGTGCTGATGAAGATGGGCCTTATCAAGATTATATAGGTGTTGATTCTGGTGCTGTATCTGGGAAGTCTATTTCTTTTGTAGTGGATGGTTTAGATACCAATTATGAAATTGTTGAATTTGTAGCTGTATATTATGAAACTGAAAATGGGGAACCTTCATTTGTTTCATTTGCACAAGAACCTGTTCCTTCTACTGGTAGATTTGAGGGTATTTATTCAGGTAATGAGGGGGGAACTTATAATCTTACAGCTGCTGAAATAGATGCCCTTACCTCAGCATTTACCCATGCTAAAACTATTGCATCTAAAGATAATAGGCTTTTTGCTGCAAATGTTACAAATAAAAAATTAGAGTATGATTTTGATTCTAGGGCTTATGGTCATTTGCAATCATCTACTACTTTTAACATAGATGGGGTAGCAGAAACAGTATTTACTAATATAGAAGAAGATGCTAATGCTATTAATGATGACTATTCATTAAATAAGTTTAAAAGGTCATCTACCTTATATGGGGGTACAGGACAATATGTAGAGTATGAGATAAAGACACAGGGAATTATTGCAGACCAAAAATCTTTAAATACAAGCTCTACTTCATATGAAAGTACTCCTACAAGAGTTGTTGTTAATGGAAATCCTGATTATACTTTAGGACAATATACACATCCAGGATTTAATAGGCAAGGAATGAGATTCCCAAACACTTATGGGTTATTGAGGGGATATCAAAGAGATGAAATTTATAGGTTTGCAATAGTGTTTTTTGATAAAAAGGGAGATGCAGACTTTGCTCAATGGATAGGGGATATTAAAATTCCACCTTCCTTTGATATTTTAAGAGCAGGTTATGGAACTGATGGTTATACTAATGGTTCTTTTAGGGGAAAAATAATGGAACAGGTAGGGGTAATTAATCCTGTTTGGTATCTTAACATTCCTTATATAGATTTCACAGTAACTTTACCCTCTGATATTAAAGATAAAATTGGGGGATATTCCATTGTAAGAGTTGATAGAACTGATAGTGATAAAACTATTTTAGGGCAAGGTAATGCACACTTAGCAAGTAAAAAGTTTGAAATTAACCCTGGTGCTCCCTCAACTCCAGCAGATGGAGTAAGAAGTGGTACTGTCGTTTTAGATAATGAAAATTATATTTTTCTTTGTAATAATGATGAACAAAGTCCTTTATCTGTACCGCAAGATCCCACTACTATTTATGTAAGGGATACAGGGGGATTAAATCCAGCAGGTAATGCTATTGTTACTGAAACTTTTCAAGATGATGTAATTACAGTTGATTTTCCAGAAGATTTATTTTTATCTAAGATTAATTATAGGGCAGGGGATCAACTTAAAACAGTAGATGTTTTTTCTTTTGATTTTTTTACTACAGGAAGTAGTACTTTTGATAGAGACTATAAAATAAATCCTGGTGTTTATGATAATAGTTATCAATTTTTAAAATATTATAAAAATGCTGGTACAGATGGACTTGTAAATTATACTCAAAATATTACTACAGATATTGATGAGTTTTATAAAGTATCAAAAGGGGGGAATGCCACTATGGATAATGGTGATATTTTCTTAAATGAAACCTTTAATGTATATGAAGATGGAAATGGTCATAATGTAGGATATGGAGAGAAAACAATTCTAATAAAAACAGATACTCCTTTGTACTCTGATGTAGATGGTTCAAATCCTGGTTTAAATACAAATACTGCTACAGATCATGATACCACTTATATTGTAAACTACTACAGACCTCAACCTAATCAATATGGGGGCAATACTTTTGCACAAAGAGGGACTAATACTTATATTCCAACAGACCACTTTACAGATATTGACTGTGATTCTCCACTAACTACTACAAGTCAAGTATTTGGGGGAGATATTAGTATGGGTGTTATGCATATGCAAAAAATTATTAAAGCTTGGGCTTATAATGAATTTACATTTGGGCCTTTAGATCCTGATGCTACCCCTCCTTCATATCTTAGTAGAAAAAAATCTGTAACTAAATTTTGGCCTGTTGAATCAAATGTTAATGTTGATTTAAGGCAAGGAGTATTTATAGAAAAAGATGATTTTAATGACGATGGTACTGGAAATGATTTAGGGGAGCAGTTTGTTTATAATTCCTTATATAATAAGTCAGGGAATGCTAGATTGTTTTTCCCAAAACCAGCACAATTTCAAGACTGTAATGAATATTATGATACTAGGGTTTATGCATCTGATTTAAAGATTAATGGTGAAAATACTGATAGTTGGGCAAGTTGGCCTGTAAATCAGTTTATTGACACTGAAAGTCTATATGGGCCTATTAATAATCTCTCTATTTTAAATGATGGAATGATATATCATCAAGATTCTGCATTTGGGGTAGTTTCTATAAATCCAAGAGCATTAATAACAGATCAAGCAGGATTTGGTTTAGAATTAGGCTCAGGAAGTCTTTTACAGGATTATACCTATATATCAACATCTATAGGGTGTAAGCATCAATGGAGTATTTTAACTGCTAGAAAATCTTTATATTGGGTAGATATAAATACTTTAAAAGTCTATAGGATGTCTGGACAAGGAATTGAAAATCTTTCAGATATAAAAGGAATGCACTCTTATTTAAGAGAAAACTTAACTGGGGAAGTATTACTTAATTATACTAATGGGGGGGATAATCCTTTAGAAGACAAGGGAATTACTGGATATTATGACCCTATAAATAATGAAACGATATTTAGTTTTCACGGTGCAAATAGGTTACAAACTTACAATGTGGGAGTTACTTATTATCCAGGAGACTATGTAATAGATTCTGCAGCTCCTTTTAATGTCTTTTATATAACTACAGAGTTTACTGCTGCAGGCAGTTCCACTGCTGAACTTAATGCTAATGGTAATGATTTGGGGGACTCAAGGGATTATGACAATGTATTTACTTTAGCATTTTCTGAATACTCTAATAGTTTTACATCTTTCTATGATTTTACACCTAGAATTTATATAACTAATAATGATATTATATTATCCCCCAATAAAAACTCAACTAAAGATTTATATTTACACAATGTAGGGGATTTTGGTAAATTTTACAATACTGTATATGATACAAAGTTGGAGTTTATTACTAATGAGTTTCCATCAACTACCAAAACTTTTGATAACTTACAATGGCATCATGAAATATTAGATTATAATACAGATATTAAAGATAATACTTTTGAAACTATAAAATGTAGCACCTCTTATCAAGAAAGTCCATTAATAACTTTAGACCCTATTACTACTAAAAATATTAAAAGGAAAGAAAGAAGTTGGAAAGTAGATGTACCTAGAAGTACTACTAATAGAGAGAGATTAAGAGATAAAACCATGAAGACAGAATTAACGTATAACAACACCAATAACTATAGAATGGTATTGCATTTTGTACAATCTCTATTTAGAAGGTCATTTAGGTAATATTTAATATTATGCAAATAATTTGTATTATTAAGAAATAAAGTTTATATTAGCAGGATGTCCTATAAAAACTTTCATAGGTATAAGAAAAAAATGGCTAATGGAGGCCCTACAGACCCTCCTAAAAAAGATAGTATTAAGTCATTCCCTGTTCCTATTAATGTAGATAAAGCATATAGATCAATTACCCCTATAGGATATAGTCCAATTCAGGCAGGAAAAGAATATTTAGCAGGTGAAAGATTACCTTTTACTTGGAATGGGGTTCCCACTTCTTGGGATACTTTTCAGGAACATCCAATGTTTAAAGAAAATCTTGAGCAAGGACAATATATTAAAGATGCTTCTGATGCTGCATGGAAAGCATATGTTTATGGAATGAATACAAAAGATCCAGAAATTGGTAATATTTATTCTAAATCTAAATATAGACCTACAAAAGCAAAGGATAAAAATGCTAAATATTATAGTTTAAATAATATAGATGATATTTTTGATGATGCTGTTCATAACAAATTAACAGACAAAGATACAAAAACAGGAACAGAAGTTAAGGTTAAAGATTCTGCTGCCGGTGGTTTTACTTTAAGTAATTATAAGCTTAGTAAAGGCAAAGATGATAAAGGGAATTATATTTCATACTATGATAAAAATGATTACAATATTAATATGGGCCCTATGTCTATTAAGGGTGAAAATATATTAGGTAATCCTTTTGAGGTATATGGTAGAATTTATTATGATCCAAAAACTTTACAAATTATAGATGATGATAAAGTAGATAGAGTCATGAGGAATGTGCCTGCTGGAAGAATGAAAGCATTGGGAGGCCCTGGAGATCCTCCATTTAAAACTCCTACTTATGAAGATAGTTTATATTTATATCAAAGAAGTTTACCTCAAAATTTTTATGCTAGATTTCCAGAAGAGATTGAAGATCGTGGTCAATATGGACTATCAAAATATAAGCATTATGGTTTAATGAGTAGAGAGCAGGCAGAACAACTTACAAAATCTATTAGAATTGGTGGAGGAAATGCTTGGAGTCCTTTTGTTGATGATAAAGTAAGTTATGATGCTCCAGAGATAATTCAAAAGTATAATCCTGCTCCTGAAAATGATGAGTTTGCTACTGATGAATGGAGAACTGGTAGTAATTGGGATTTACCTTATTTTGAAACTGTTGAAAAAGCACCTATTAAACCTATAGGATATGATGTAGTTGGATGGAGACAATTTTTAGAGGGGGATACGCATAACAGAAGAAGGAGTACTTATATTAATGGTACTTTAGCAGAGAGTAGTTCTAGAGAATGGCAAGATGAAGGCAGGTGGGGGACAGAGGATGAATATGGTAGTTGGAGAGTTCAAGCTAGATATCCTAAACCTACAGGAAAACCTACTCCAGAAAGATCTGCTTCATCATTGACAAGACAAGCTAAAAGAGATGCTCTTACTCAGGAAATGAAAGATGCTGGTTTTACTGGTTATAAAGCAAGGGAAGTATTAAAACCTGGTAGTGAAGCAGCAAAAGCTTGGGAAGAATTTCAGAATAAAGAGTCTAATCCACCTACAATTAAAA